CTCCTATGATACTTTCTTCCATTGTATCATAGGAGGCCTCTTTTTTCTATTGTCCGTTTTTACTGGACTTGTTCATGCGTACCCCCCCTATATTTTTGTATGACTTTTGCTCATTTTTGAGCTAAAGTACTGTATCGGCAGTTGAGGGGGTGACAGATTTGGACACCCCTTGCCATAGTGGCATACCGTCGCGATTTACGACGGTATTTTTTTGACCCATTGTCGCCCTAAGTTGAACTTAGCCCGCTCGTCCTCGTCGAGACGGCTTGTCGCTATTGTAGGGTTGCTTAAGTCGAGAGCTCTACAGTCGGCGAAATGCCGATTCAGCTTATTTTCGTAGCCCACGCAACCCCGAAAAATAACCTCGCCCTGTGTTCTGATGAGTCCTCATTATAGGGAGTCGCATTTTGTTACACCCTTACTAATAAATCACGGCTTTAACATAAGTCGTCGTTTTGCTCTTGTAGTTGAGACCACTACCCTAATTCAAGGGGATGGTGTTACCCACATTTTTGCCGGGAAGCTATTTGACATTTTTGTCTAACAGCCCCACATCACTTCTCCGCCCTGTACTTCGCTAACGCCGCCGTCGCCTTGCGTTTCTGTTCCTCAGAGACGCTTCGAGCGGCGTTCTTTCTTATAGTAACTGCGGAAGGGATAGCCTTTAGAATCATCCCGCACACAGTGCCGTCGTCGTAAACCGTCTGCTCTATAGGAGTCCAACCCTTACGCAGCGCGGCATTGAAGTCTTTCGGAACGGTGCTGTCCATCGTCCATCCGTCGCCACTTCTATATATGTGTGTCTCTCGCTCACTCACAGATATCTTACTCGTAATCTTCTTCGTCTTTATCTCCATTCTGAACCCTCTCCATCCAATCTTTTAAAAGTGTCCTCATTCTTCTGCTCGGCACATACAGCCATATCTCTTCTCCGCGTCTTATAGCCGATCTCCATATCCACTGCAACATAGTTGAAAGAGCGTACATATCTTGGTCTACCTCTACACCAAATTTCTCATACACACGCCTCTCCGCGACATTCATAAACAGGTTAACGGCGTAGGCAAGATACCTCTTGTTGATATATGAGTTAGTAGCCCTCTCGTTGAAGACGACGTAACTCTTGGTGTAACCTCTGCCTTTCACCTTGTTGCAAGCGCTCTTATAGGTTCCCCACATACGCTCGTCCGCCTTGCACCCGCGCCATATATTGTTATAGCAGTTAAATATATGGTCTTTTACTGTCTTAAGTTCGCCGTCCTCACCAGCCTTGCGTCTCTGATACCAGTTCATAGACAGCGCATGGGGTGGGTCGCCTATATGGTTGAGTTTTGGCGACTCTACTATATGTATAAGGTCTTTGATATGTTTAGTGTATTCCGGCACATAATCAACGTTGTCCGAGAAGCGATAAACTCCGTCCTTTAGCGACACACCTATATAGGTATAGGGAATATTATAGATCTTCATAAAATAACAAAGGCTTTGCCCGCCAAATAGATACGTCAGCACAAACACTTCGTCAAATGAGGTTAGAAGCTCCGGGGTTAAAGCCCAGTAGTAGAGCTTTTGCCCCCCTTGACCTTTAACACCAATAACGGCGCGAGACTGAAGCATCTTCATTTCATCAAAAAACTTACCCTCGTCGTACTCTTTGCCAGTGCTCTGATACATTCCATCTCCCGATGTTAAAAAACCAGTAGCCTCAAGCATCTGCATATCGTTTGCTTTAAGCCCACTCTCGACAAGAACCTCCAAGCTCTCATCTATAATGAGGGTATAGCCAAGCTCCTTTACCTTTTTTAGAGTGTCTGTGCTGTAGTTCTTAAAAGCGGCGTGGGTTGTCGTTATGTTGCGCCCCTCGCTTATAAGAGCTGCTGTGTGCTCCGTCTTTCTGAAATGGTATTCGCTCAGCTTGTTGCTCGGCTCAACGAAGTGCAGCTCCGGGCAGCCCTCTTTGATACGATTGCTCTCCGCCAGATACGGCGTGATGTAAATGAATTTCTTTCCCCTGTGTTCGTTCATATAAGTAATGGCAGCTTCGGTTTTGCCGGTACCCATAATCGCGTCGCATACTTTTACGCTGATAATAGTTCCTCCTTAGAATTTAATACTTTTTGTAAAAAAAATGTCTTAAAATGGCTCACAGCCCTTGTGTATCAAGGCATCTGAGCACCCCCTCTTTATAAAAGCATATTCTGTTATGTGAAGGTCACAAGTCCACTAACGTGTCCTTGCTCGCCACATAATTCCGCCTACGGAGTAGGCGGGAGGCTACGCTATACCACCTCGGGAGAAGTTCTCTTCGCAAGCTTCGCTAACTTCTCTTCGGAGATACCGCTGACGCCTCCCTCAAACATCTCCGTAGGCGGGTGGAAGGCTTCGCCTTATTTCTAAAGGAAGACTGCATCCTCGGTTCGCTCCATCTTGAGGCGAACTCAGCAAGCCTTTAACTGCGCTACGCTCCGTTTCCGTTCGCCTTATTAGTGTCGCTCACCTCGGATTTGCCTTGAAACGGCTTACGCCGTAGCCTGTACCACCATGTTATGTATATAACTTACACCCGAGGTTGGCTGATTTACCAAAATCTGAAGGTTAAATTTATGAATAAATTATTAACAGAAGTAGAGGGTAGAAGCTTGGCGCGTAGCGATAAACATAAATAAAAAAAACGCGCCCTTCGGCGCGTAAGACGATCGTACATATATAGAACTTGTAGAAGCTTTCCTCAAAGACGTCAGCCTGTACATACCAACCCTATAGGCTTATACCACGAACGAAAGACCGCTCGTAAGGTAGACTTTAGGGATTTTAGCCTGTACCACATCTTTATCTCGGATGCTCGTAGGGGTAACTTTGTGCGTAGAGCGGGCTTTTACCAGTTTTTTTAAAATTTTAAAAAGCACCAATCTACCTGACCCGTAGAAGATACCCTCCACTATGGGCGGGATTTGTGTAGTTCTGAGGGTCTATTTTGACGACGTGTGAGTGGGGTTGATTAACTAAGCGGTTTTTCACGATTATTTTTCTGCTATAGGTTTAAAATAGCCCCCTTGCGGGGGATAATCCATAAAGGCGGATTTTATGGATTATTATACCTATATAGTCGAGGTATACAAGCTATGATATTTTAGTGTTATATAAGCATTATTTTTTGTTGTATTTACAACGACAACGACAACACAACACAACAACCCTTCAACCCTTCGTCGTCGTCGTCAATATTATATGTCTATAAAGCAAAATAAAAAAATACCTATGCATCAAAAAATAAATTCCGATGTGTATAGGTATTATATTATATATTATATATTGGCTCTATAGGTACAATATTATACATAATAGCGCGCGTATAGCTTGCCGTCGGCGGGAGCGTCGCACGGCGTAGCCGTGCCCCGAAGTCCCGCACAAGCGTTATGTGCTATTATAGAATATTATATATCGTTGATTGGTAGGTGCAGCACGGCGCGGAGTGCATCGGGGGATATATGCGCGGCAGCGGCTACGGTGTTAATAGCTGCACTCAGGCTCACGGGCTCAGGCTCAGGGATCGGGCGTTCGAGTAGAGTGTCAACGGATATATTAAGATAATCACATATCCGCGCAATAGATTTATAGTTAGGCGTGCTATCATTTTTTTGCATTTGCTGCACGGCGTTCACATTGATGCTTAATTCTTTTAGCATACTTTTTATTGTTATATTTTGCCGCATACACTCTTTTTTTATCTTCTCCGCAATAATAGCGTTGTTGTAGTTGTTGATGTTAGACAATGTAATGCCTCCAAAATATATGATTATATGTGCAATAGTTACAAAGATGCAGAAATACACAAATTCTTTGCTTTTATTTCTTTTTTGAGTATATAATCAAGAGATTCCGTGCTATACTATGGGCGTACTCAAGGGACAGCCCCGACGGACAAGCCGCCGACAACGAGCCGTTGAGCCGTGCGGATAAGGCGCGTGGGGTATCTTGTAAAGTACAGTCATCATTTTATCATGACTTGTCGCTTTTGGCAAGCACTTTTGAACCTTGAAAACATAATCGCGAAGCGGAGCAACGGCGGAGCGTGGGAATGCTCCAATGCCGCAAGCGTGGGAACGCTTAAAGCCGCCGCCGATACGATTATACCATACGCGCCGCGCATGTCGCTGTTATTATGCGCGGAGCCGCTCAATGGCAAGAGCGGAGCATGGGAGGAACGAACGGAAGGGCGTCATATCTTATCAGTACAGACGCGCACCGTGACGGGCGCGCCCGTGGGCGAAAATTATAACAGAAGGCAGCCGCCGCCGTAAGGTAATGAAAAAGCGAGAAGAGCGGAGCGGGCGCATTGTGCGCCCGTGGAGCGCGCAAACTGTCAAATAGCGCGCTGAAACGACGGATGATATTTTTTTTAGCAGATGTCGAGCGCATGAGCTTTTGCGGCTCGTGCGCTTTTATGTGCTAAAAAGCACAAAAAATTTTACTTTAAAGGGAGCAAACAAAAATGTTCAGAATTGAAAACGCCATCAAAGAAAACCGCAAAGAGTCCCGCGCCATCAGCGCGACAATGTACAAGAACGACAAGCACGCCGTCGAAGTTATTGACAATTGGAAAAACGCCGTTGAGTCTTTACGGCTTGCCGTGAGCCGTTACGCAGTCGCGGCGCATGAAGATAGAGAACACGACGCGGATGAAGTTTTTACACGCTATAAAACAGTACTTGCATTTTTTACCGATAAGAGCGCGGGGAAGAAACTTCACGCCGAAAAAAATGACCTTGAATCACTGCTAACATTCTGCGGCTCATATCGTAAAATCAACCGCGACGCCGACAAGAAGGAATTTTTGCCCTATGCGGCAGTAACATTCCGTAACTTGTTCGAGAAATTCATTGCAGATCGCCTTGATAAAGTCGCGCATAAAACTGCGGAAGAAATAGAAGCAGAAAAAGCCGCACGCCGTGAAGCAAGGAAGGCAGAGCGCGCCGCCAAAAAAGCCGCGGAAAAAGCAAAAACGGCAAAGAAAATTGACCCGAAGCCCGAAAAAGCCGCCGAAAATGCAAAGAACGCCGCGAAAAAATCGAGTGCAAAGGCTCAGACAAAAGCAAAGGCAACAAAAGCGGCATAAAAAATTTTACGCTCAAAAGTGAAATTAAATCAAAACTAAAAATCTAAATAAGAAAGGAAATTTAAAATCATGCGCTATTACAAAGTTAAACCGGAATACGATGGGACCCACAAGAACCCACTCATACACAACGGTAACATTTTAATCGGAGGTGAGCTTTATACGGAATCAGAACGAATTAAGATGCGATTCGTGCCAGATAAGTGTTTCGATGTCGTGGATATCCCACACGACAAAACTAAATTTATATTCGGCGCAAGATTTGCATTTGGAATCTAAATCAGAAAGGAATCGAAAATCATGGTAAACACTATACAGAATGATTATGTCATGCAGGCAAATGAGTTTTCAGAACGAAACGGAATTGAAATCAAAATCACTTTTAAGGAACGAAATTCAAATCCGATGTGGGAGGAAAATTATTTGCGAAACTGCTATTCGGTTTATATCCGAAACACAAACAGCGGAGCGGTTATGTGCGTGACATTTTGGGATTCCATATATAACACAACACACAATATCACGCCGACTTGCTACGACATTCTCGCGTGTTTGACGAAGTATGATCCCGGAAACTATGAGGATTTTTGTTCGGAATTTGGGTATGAAACCGAAACCGAAAATCAGTTCGGCAGACTAACGCGAAATCCGAACGCTTATAAGATTTGGAAGGCGTGTTGTCACGAATGGGAAGGAGTAAAGCGCGTATTCGGAGAAAATGAAATACTCGAAGAACTGCGCGAAATAAGCTAAAGAAAATCACTTCGGAAATTGGTAATGAAATTATATTCCCGAAGTGTTTCTATTCTCAAAACATAATCTAAATGCTACAAAATCGAAATGAAAATGAAAGGAGCGAATATTTTACTATGTCATACGAAAAGTTTGTAAAGGGAGTGGTGTGGAGAGTCGGATTTGAAACGAAAATCCGTTTTGAAAACGACGGCGAAAAGTATACGGCATACATAACGGGCGGAATTATTATCTACGGAAATAGCATATCCGCTCTTGTATTGGTGCGCTGGGGCGACGGTCATTCGGCGCGAATAAAATTAGAGGAGGAAAGGAAATCATGAGCTATAGTACCTATGGGGTCGAAGTTGAAAAGCAAAACGGTTTGGTAATCGGAAAGCATTTCAACAATCTCGATGATGCTACGTGTGTAGCCGAACGGGCTGTGTATGAGCGCGGCTGCGTGTGGTCGTGCGTATATATGCCTAACGGCGATATCTATGTTGAGTATGAGATGTAAATCGAATACAGCGTTAGCTAATACGAGATGTAAATTATCTGATATTTTGGTAAATCACCGAAATCGTGGTATAAGATAGGGCTACCCTAAATCAGAAAGGAAATGAATTATGAAAATCGAAAAGAAAGCGGAAAATCGTATAAATTTTGGTGAGGTTCAACGTGGGGATATGTTCCGGGGTGATGACGATCGCTATTATATGAAACTAATTAGCGAAAGTTGCTGTGCCTACGCTGTCAATCTTGATACTGGGATATTGACAGGGTTTAGCGACGATGAACCCGTGACCCTGATGCCTAACGCAAAAATAGTAATTTAAAATCAGAAAGGAAATCAAAATGAAAACAGAGAATGAATCACTTATGGATGCTCTTAAAAAGGCTGGCTATCCGCAAGAGCAGGTGTTCAATCATTGCTCGGATTTATATATATACCTTACACCACTTACGAAAAGAGTTGTCGATAAGTGGTTTAAGGAAAACAAGCTTAATAAAAGTTTGTTTGTCGATACATTTAGAGATCAAATCACGGGTAAGCCAATGTATGATATTGCGTTCCAGTACACGCCGTACTGGGAGAAGAGAATGGAGGATCTGAAATGAAAATGATTTTTGTTGTGGTTGTCACTGCCGAAAACGGAAAGTATTTCGCCTTCGCCGACACGATAGCGACGGGTAATAACTTAATCGCCATACTTAAAAGATACAACGCTGATATATGCCATTTATGCGAAAGCCGTAGAGAGGCGGAGGAATTGGCGCGAAAATGGAATGAGGCGTATAGACAAAACGGTACAAACTTATTTTAAATCAGAAAGGGAATCAAAATGGAATTGAGATTTGCAATCACAACTGTAATTGAAATTGCCTTCGTCGTCGCGTTTTTGTATGCGCTGTGGCACGAGGGTAAAATTATAGCTTTCGAGGAACGGATGGAGGATGCCGTAGCTCGATGGCTTGCAAAGAAAATCATAAACAGAAGGAGGAAAGCTGCGGTTGACAGAAGAAGACAGAATGAAAAGGTTCGTTAAACACAAAATCAAAGTCCTAAAGGAATTGGGCGTGAGTTTGACAACCGAAGATGAAAAGCGTTTGGCGACGGCTTCCAGTTATATCGCTGTAGATAATATGGCGAGAACGATGATTCAGAAATTAAATTAAAATTAAGGAGGAAAATGAAATGAATAAGGTTATCAAGGGAAAGAAATACAACACAGAAACTGCAAAGGAAATTTGCGACAGAACAAGCTACTGCAACGGAACGCCGAGCAGTTGGACAACTCTTTATCAGAAGAAAACCGGTGAGTTCTTTATAGCTCGAATATCCAGCGGCATGAATTGCTGGGACACGGAAAACAAAATCACACCGATCGGTATCGATGAAGCAAAGGTGTTTGCTGAAGAGAACATGGATGCGGATGGCTATGAGTCCGTGTTCGGTGAAGTCGAAGAGTAAAAGGAAAGGAGAATTGAAAATGAAAAATGGTTTAACAATCAAAGATGCGACTGAACGCTGGGTTCACGAAATGAACGCAATCCCACAAAACATAATCGAGAAGCTGATGAACATCGGCGACGAGGACATCTACGAGGATGGTCGGTATCACATCCAGCTTGACAATGACTCGTGGACGGATGCAGAGCGCGATGACTTTGAGGTCGAGTACGATGATGCTCTTCCGATGTGGGGTACAATGTGGTCGTTTGGCGACTCCGCAGATGATTGGTGGCTTGAAGAAGGAAATGGAATCAAAATCATGTCGGAGTGCGGGTTTAGAATTTACGAATCTGATGAGTTCGGATATTTTTTTGGCATAGACGGAGCGGGCTACGATTTCTACGATGCACACTGGATTCCGCTCTATAAGGCAAGAGGGCTTCAATGGCACGACCCAGTAGCGGAGCAGGAATACCAAATGTTAAGCAAAGGGTATAAGAAAGAAAAATTGGGCGCGAATACATACTGGATGGACAAAAACAATAATGTAATTGAAGAAGTAATCAAAGACTATTTTAACTTTTCTTACAATGATATGGATGAGAGCGCTGGTCCCAGTTACTATGATTGTCCGAAAGGAATACTTGATATGCTTACCCCTACGGAGTATGAGTGAGCAAAGGAATGGCGAGAGCGCTGCTATGAGAATATAAAAAAGAAAAAGAGTCCAGACGCACTCAACAATCTGCCAATCGGAAGTGAAATCAAATTTACTTTGTGGGACGGTACTGAAAAACGGTTGGTAAAGCATCCGGCTGCGTATCAGTTTAGTCGTCCGTTTTGGATGAATTTAAATGAATATACATATGTGACGGCAAATAGAATCCCTAAAAACTATGAAGTAATAAGAAGAGGCGCGTAACCATGTTTGATTATTGATAATATTAATTCAAAAAGGAGAATTAAAATGCCAAATTGGGTAACAAATCGAATTGTGTTTCACGGAAATCAGGAGAATATAGACAGGGTTATGCAGTACATAAAAGGAAATGGGTCTAAAATCGACTTCAACAAAATTATTCCAATGCCCGACAACATTTATCGCGGCGATTTAGGCAAGAGGGAGAGGGAGTTGTACGGCTCAAATAATTGGTATGATTGGAGTGTGGCGAATTGGGGCACGAAATGGAACGCGCAGCACTCCTCACTCAACAACAAGAATACGCTGTGGTTTGACACGGCGTGGAGCTGCCCTATACCCGTACTCAATAAGCTTGCAGAAATATGCTGCATAAACGATGTTAGGTTTGAAGGGGAATGGGCTAACGAGGATTGCGGTTGTGATGTTGGCGTGTTTTGGAGCGACAACTGTGTAGACGAAAACTGTGATTTTTATTATAAACCCATAGACGACGAGACAGACGAAGCATATGACATATATGTAAAACTCAAAGGTGAGAGTGATTGTATGGGTAAGGACGGCGATGGACATTGGATCCGTTACGATTGTGATACTTGCCCAAACAAAGACAAATGCTGAAACAAAATGACAAACAGAAAGGAATTAAATTTGAAATGAAATTAAAATTTGATTTAGGAATGCAGGTCATGACGCAGGGTATAGCAAATATACTCGGTGACGGTAAAATTTGCGAGGAGCTGCTCGACGCTTTCGGGCGATACACAAAGTGCGATTGGGGTGATATCCCCGAAGAGGACAAGGCTTTAAACGACGAGGCGGTTCGGGTAGGCGATGGACGAACGCTCGCCGCATATAACACAAGTAAGGGCGAGATTTGGATAATCACAGACTTCGGCGACGAGGGTAATGTGACGACCATGCTGTTGCCGGAGGAGTATTGAAAATGAGTGATGAAACAAAGGCTTTACTCATAGATGGCGATACCGTAAATAAGGCATTAGAATCAATAGGGGTTGCTGCGGCTAACGTTGCTAATACAAATCGTGCCCTTGCCGATATACTTAAAGATGTCAATCATCGTTTCGAAGAGCAATTTAATATTGATATAGAAACGAGAAAAGAAAAAGAGAAAGAGCTTGATGAGATGAGAGCTTCGGGCAAGTTTGTTTCTGTTATGGTTTTTGACCAGACGAATAAGCAGAGAAATTATCAGTATGTCGGTGAAACTTACTCGGGAGAGACGGTAGTTGGCAGTATCGTTTATGATGAGGGGACTTACATTTATGACCCCAGATATTATATCTATACTTTAGCCAACCTTAATACTTCTGCGGGCGGCGAAGTAGACGACCATAATATGCGTAGAGTTGAGGTGCGCCCTGATTCTATTCGTCCGTACACACAGATTGAAAAAATTAAGGAAGAGCTGCGAAGGGGTCACTGTATAGAGCTTGTTCGTAATCTCTCTGATAGTCTTTCTGATAAGTCAATATGTATTATTGCGAATGAAAAAGAAATTCCTTATGAGCTTTGGTTTAGAAAGAAAACTAAAATGAAGAAATTTGGAGGTAAATGAAAATGAATGGAAGAGATTTAAGCAACCGTCTTCTTTACACAGGAATGCAAAAGGACGCAAGAAAACTGGCGCTTAAAGATAAAATGGCAACAGCGGAAGAGCTTGCACTTATGAGCGAACTGGAAATATGCGACTTAATCGAACGAGACTATAATATCATTATGAGCGGAGATGAGAAAGTCCTTTTGATTTCAAAAGATAAAATGGACGAATTTGAGCAAATGGCTGTATATTTATGTCGATAAGGAGGCAAATGAAAATGTATAAACTTGACTTTTACACAGCGATATCTAACAAAAACGACCCTAAGACCCTTAATCTCTTTGAGCGGGTCAGCGGTTATGGACAGGTAGTAAGAACTCCACGAGGAAGAGAAATCGAATTTGGTTTTGATAAGCGGAGTGACGGATGGTATGTAACCGATGTTGCTTCCGGTATGAGGATTCCTAAAAAATATGACACAAGGATGAAAGCGCTCGCCGCTCTTAACGCAGAGCTGCTTAGTAAGGTTGATAAGGCAGTAGAGAGTAATACATACAAAGCTGTAGTGAAAGCTCTTAGCGAATTTAAAACAAATTCGGAGGTAGCGTGATATGACGGTGTATGAAGTGTTGGAAACATATTGCAAAAACTGTGCACACAACGGTAATTGTTGGAAGCCGTGTGCGGCGGCGGCATCGGCGGTAATGAGCGACAAAAAGGTGAAAGCAAAGACGGTGGTGAGTTTATGATACTGAATACGACATATTGCAGACGAGCTTTTACCGGTGTGTATTGTGAACATATGGACGGAAATGTGTGTGTTAGACAATCCGGCGAGTGTGAGTTTCAGTACGGAGCGGGTAGACGACGAGAAGTTGCAGCTCAAAAGGAATCGGATTCTGATTTAAAAAACGAAAACAAAAGGAGAATGTAAATGAACATCAAAGTAAAAATCTGTGATAAAGCTATCGAGCTTATTGATCTGTTGGCTAATATGCCGCTCGCTGATGATGAATTTGTTGATGAGGTAATAGACGGTATTCGGTACAACGAGCCGTACCGAATAGAAGCAATTAGAGATGAGGTACAGAATGGCTGAAGAAATATACTATTACATAATGGACAAGCATGGAGTAATCTATGGTAGAAGTACAAGTAAAACTCGACTTCAGGAGAAAATGAAAAACAATTTCACCGAAGCTGTTATACGGAAGTTAGGAATAGAAATCGTTGAGGTGTATGATAGCATCTGAGCTATCGTAAGTAAAAAATAATATGGGAGAGGAAGATTAAAATAATTAAGAGAGGAGAAATCTACTTGGTTTCGCTGGACGGAGTGGGGTCTGAACAACGGAACACAAGACCTGCGATTATAGTGCAAAACGATGTGGGAAATGCCCACTCGCCGACGACGGTTATCGTACCTTTATCGACAAAAATAAAACCGTCTATGGCGACGACGCACGTTAAAATAACAAGTGAGCAGGGCGTAAGAGATGAATCGGAAGCGTTATGTGAACAACTGAGAGTGGTAGACAAATCGAGATTAGGAAGGAGAGTGGGTAAAATCACCGACGAATCGATTATGACGGATATAACAAGAAAAATAAAAGTAGTGTGCGGCTGTTAATTGGAGGGGAAAATGGAACATCAAACAGTAGTAGCAAAAACGAAAAATGGAGATGAGTTTGTGGCTTGTTCCGGTATCGGAAGCAAGCTCTGCTCAATACATAGCTGTGAGTCGTGTCCTAAGATGAAATCAATTCGGGACAGCGCAAATAAGCTTGGATATGCCGGAAAAGGAAATGACTTTGCAGAGCTATTAAATTATCTATTCGATAAGGAGTGTGAACAGTTTGGAAATTATGCTGTTATGGAGGTGTGTATGTCAGATTGACTCAATTCAAAGTAAAAGAGTTCAAGAGAATCTTACGGGATAACGGCTATAAGGAGGTGAGGTGTTGCGGTAGCCATCAAACTTGGAGCAATGGTGCAAGCAAAATTACTTTGCCGACGGTTAAGCTGAGTCCTGTTATAGCGGCTCGACTCATAAAGGAAAATGATTTGAGTGTCCGATAAAAGTGACAACTTACAACAGGAAAAAATTCCCTGTTGACAAGAGAATTTTTTTGGACTATAATAAAAAATGCAAATGGAACAAATGTTCGATTAAAGTTCGATTAATGAAAGGAGAAATTTGTAAAATGGGATTTTTGGGTTCATTTCTTGGTCTGATTGGTGCTTCGGCGGTGTTTGTTGGAGCCGATGTTAAAGAGCGTTGGGACGAAATAGATAGAGAGCGGCAGCGCATTGCGGCAAACCCCGCACCGCCTCCGGAGATGAGGGGAAATTTAAGAGATAAATATGAATCTGAATGGCACAGAGGCGATAACACTCACTTCCCGGAAGAATATCTTCCAGCTCTTGAGAGCGATCCAGAGGTACTTTACTGGTGGATTGAGCTTCTTGCAGAGCGTGAGATAATGCTCATGTACGGTAAGGAAACAAGCAACCGAAAACAAGAGATAGACCGCCAGCACTACACTATTCCGAACCAAAGACCAAAAGATAAGCATTGTGGG